TGAAAAGATTTTCTCTGAGATCGACAAGGCAGATTACACAACCTCTGATCCACAAGTTATTATTCAAGCTTCTCAAGCTGGCTTGTGTGGAGAGAAAACTGCCTCAATGGCTCTTGGATTTGATAATGATGAATACATACAAGCTAGAAAAGATCATGCTGCAAGAATCGCTAGAATTCAAGAAGCTCAAACTCCACAAGAAGAAAAAGCAGATAATCCTGCTGCTCGCGGTGTAGAAGACCTTGATCCCGATCCACAGTCCGGTAAAAAAGAACGGGAAGAGGCAACAGATACGACTATGAAAGCGACTACTAAACCTCCTGTTAGAGGTAAAGAAAAAACAGTGGAGGAGAAGGAAGAATAAAAAATGGCTAAAAAGTCTAAAAAGAAAGAAAAAAAGTGGATTCAGGACGCCAATATTAAAGAAGGAGCCCTCAAGCAAATGGCTAAAAGAGCCGGTTTCGACAATTGGCGAACCTTTTGTGCTCAACCAAATTTAACTCCATTGGCTAAGAAACGATGTAATTTAGCCAAAACTCTAACAAAATTTAATTGATTATGTGGCAATCTGAAGTAAAAACTTTTACCTACGATAAAATTTGGATGGGAACTGGCTCCTGCAACAGTGAAGGCACAATCAACACTGTAGCAGGAATCACATTAGCTGAGGGAATTAAAATTATTGCTGATGCTGATAATACTGATGATCTTCTGATTAAATGGACAGGTTTAGGTGGTGGCACAATGAACCTGAGTGCTAATCAATCAGTGTTTGTTCCTGTTTCTGATCCTTCTAGTATCAATGTTGATGCTGAAGCAAATACAACCAATTATTCATTTATAGCTTGGTAATGTACAGCTATTACGGTACAGTAAACGAAGCAAACACATATTTCTCACACCGATTATACTCATCGGTGTGGTCAAGTGCTAATGCGACTGATCGTGAAAATGCACTTATCGAAGCGACTCAAATAATTGATCGCTTAAATTTCGCCGGGCATAAAGCGGCAGTTTACTCCGAACTATATGATAGTGACGGAGACTTGGAATCACCGGCCCCAAGTGACTCGACTTTGAGAACTGCCTACCTTTCTCAGGAGCTTGAATTTCCTCGCGGCACAGATACGGATGTGCCCGATGCAATAAAGATGGCTTGCTGGGAAATCGCATACGCTCTTCTGGATGGCATCGATCCAGATATGGAAGCGGAAAATCTGGCTGTTGTTGGTCAAACTATTGCGTCAGTTCGGACTACCTACGACCGCAACAACGTCAACGTAGAACACATAGCCAACGGTGTTCCGAGTGCAAAGGCTTGGAGGCTACTAAAACCATTTCTACGTGACGCAGGCGCATATCGAATGAGTAGGGTATCATAAGAGGAAGAAATGAAAGAAGAAAAGCTATTTAAAAATCTATGGTTCTTCGATAACGAAGGAAACGAAGGAAACGAAGGAAACGAAGGAAACGAAGGAAACGAAGGAAACGAAGGCGAGAACAAGGAAGACCTAAACGAAAAATACTTTAGGCAGGAAGACATCAATAAGTTTCTCGCGGAAGACAGGCGGAAACACCAAGAACGATATAAGAAGCTCGAAGAATCCTATCAAAAGATTTTAAAAGAAGGTAGTCTTCATAAAGAGCAACGCCAAAAAATGGTGCAAGAATTAGAAGACCTTCAAAAAGCTTTTAGAACAAAAGAACAGCAAGCCGAATACGAGCGCAAGAAGCAAGCTGAAAAATATAAGAATGAACTCCAGCAAACATCTGAAGCCGCTCAAAAATGGGAGAAGATGTATAAGAGTTCAGTCATTGAGCGTTCAATTCAGGATGCGGCTGTAACCGCCGATGCTTTTAACCCGAATCAAGTTGTTTCACTGGTCAAGCCCATGACAAAAATGGTTGAAGACACAGATGAAGAGGGGCGGCCAACAGGTACTATGTCACCTAAGGTTGATTTCCCAGACATTGATGAGAAGACGGGGGAACAAATAACAACACTTCGAACTCCACAAGAAGCTGTCAAACGGATGAAGGAGCTTACTGACATGTATGGCAATCTCTTCCGCTCTAATGTTGTCAGTGGTATTGGAACGGGTTCCGCTACCGGTGGCGTCACTCCGGGTAAGAGTAATATTGATTTATCTAAACTCACGCCCGAGCAATATCGTCGAGTTCGACAAGAGAATCCAGAACTCCTCGGGCTACGCAAGAAATAAGGAGTAAAAATGCTTAATTTCCGCTTTTATGCAAATGATAACGACGCTCTTGTACCTGAAATTTGGGCGCAGGAAGGTCTTATTCAGCTAGAAGAGAACATGGTAATGGCCCGTCTAGTTTACCGTGACTTCTCAATGGATGTTGCTAAGTTTGGTGACGTTGTTAATACACGTCGGCCCGGAACTTTCAACTTCTACCGCAAGTCTCAATCTGACACAGTCACATCTCAGGATGCTAGCCTTACAAATGTACAGGTTCCCCTTAATCAGCATTTCTATGTGAACTTCATCATTAAGGATGAGGAAGCTACTCAGGCTTTCCAGGACCTAGTAGATGTTCACATTGCCCCGGCTGCCCGCTCGATTGCTAGTGGTGTTGACCGCTCTCTAATCGGTCAAGCGCCTCAGTTTCTCGATTATGATGCTGGTAAGTTAGCGACGATGAATTCCACACTCGCTAAGACTTACATGCTTTCCGCTCGCGAAAAGCTTAACGACAACAAGGCTCCTGTTAATGGTCGTAATTTGGTTCTCTCACCGAGTGCTGAAACCGATCTTCTCAGTACCGAGCTTTTCACAGCCGCGAATCAACGTGGCGATGGTGGTAGTGCTCTTGAAATGGCCCGTCTCGGCCAACTTCTCGGGTTTAATTGCTACATGGATCAAAATGTTGGTGATCCGTCACTCGGTAGTGCTGATTATGTTGCTGGTACTGTTACAAACTCCCAAGATGCTGGTGATTCTGGTAACATTGCTGTTACTATTGCTAGTCACGAAGCAACTGCCGGTGAGTTTGTTTGGATTGCTGGTGAAGGCCGTCCGATGGTTATTACCGCTGCTACAAATGCGGCTGGCGATACTACGCACATCACAGTTCCGGAATTCACTTATGGTTGTGATGCCAACGCTGTTGTTCGAATTTACAGCAAGTGCTTAGCTCAAGGTGGCTATAGCTCTGGTTACGAAAAGGCAATCACTGTTGATGGCTATACAGCCGGTAAGCCCCCGCAAGAGGGTCAAATTGTTGCCTTCGGCACGGGCTCAGATCGTCATACCTACACAGTGACCCAGGCTTATGAGAATAGTTCAAACTCAAGTGCTTATGACATTTGGCTTGATCGTCCTCTCGATAGCGCTCTCAGTGATAATGACGAGATGTATCCTGGTCCGACTGGTGGATACAACCTTGCCTTCCATCCCCATGCGATGGCTCTAGTAAGTCGTCCCTTGGCCCTTCCTAGCAATAGCTTAGGTGTTCAATCTGGTGTTGCTGCTTACAACGATGTTGCAATGCGGGCCACAATGCAGTACGACATTAGCTATCAGGGTACACGAGTTACTCTTGACCTCTTAGCTGGTGTCAAAGTTCTCGATTCTCGCCTTGGTTGCTTAATGTACAGCTAACCCAGTTTTCATACCTTAAAGCCCGTCCGGCTATACGGGCGGGCTTTTTTTATAGGGAGGCGTAATGAATTGGGATTCTACGACATGGCTTCAAATCTTCCAAGGAGTCGGTCCTATTCTTGGCTTACTTCTTTTCTTCATCTGGAGAGACTGGAGACGAGAAGATTTAATGTCGCAGAAGATTGAGAAGCTGGAAAACTATCAACGTGATACCTTGGTTGCTTTGGTTGAAGAGACAAAAACTATTTTGGCTCAAAACACAGAACAACTGAGATTCACAAGCGAACTTTTGAATGGTATTATAAAAGGCAAGTTTCGTGAATCGTAATCTTCAGAGGACATATCGAAGAATTCTTTATAGTCTGAAGAAGCAGTATGGTGATGAAATTACAATTTGTCAAAATACCAGTGTAACAACAAACTATGTAACAGGCACCAAAAGCTATACTTGCTCAAGAACAAAAATAAATAAGGCAATTCTGTTGCCAATAAATTTTCAGCGTAAGACTGATTATGATATAACAGCAATCTCAGCGAACAAGATGTTTGTTTTTGGTGCTACTTTCGATGTTGGCTCACGGATTATTATAGTTGATATTCAAGACGTTCCGACTTACTTTCAATTAGATCAAGATGATTGGATTCTAATTGACAACACTCGATATGAAATAGGTAAGATAGAACAACTTGAATACAGAGCAGGATGGATAATCGGAGCTAAACAAATAGTAGGCGCTAATGCTGACTTAGAAGTTTCATTGTCGGCTTCAGATGATTTATCTGTAAGTGATTCAAGCGAAGCTCCTAAGAATGTAGAGAGAAGTTTGTCTGATTCAGTAGGACTCTCTGATTCAGAGAACGCAGACAGAATTCATAATCTATCTGATTCTCTTAGCTTAACGGACACCGAGGAAGAAAACAAGGAAGTTGACCGCACTTTAACTGATGACTTAGGTTTAACATCTGATGGCAGCTATATCCTCTAATTTAGTGAGATGGGTACGTTAATCTATCAACAAACATTTTACCGATATCGCGGAAACGAATTCGATTCCAATGTTTGTTGAAGGAGTAGATGAGCGAAGCGATGGTTTGATGAGAGCCAGTCACTCTGAATTACGAACACAAGGCCCCTATGTTAAAGAAATCAGTAAGAAAGTATGGCGGGTTACATGTGAAATAAATATCTATCTGACACACTTCATGGAAATGAGTGGAGATGCTTACGCTGTTGAAAAATGGGGTGGCATATTTATGGAGGCAATGGATGCTCCGATAAATATTTATAAATATGGAGATGATAATTCTTTTATTGGTTGTTTACGTGTTGAACTCGGTAAAGGAAATGAAATAAGCTTCTTTGATTTTGGAATAGCAAATAACGATACAAGAGTACATCAAGCTGAAATTGATGCCTCTTTTAAGATGACGACAACATTAGGAGATTAAAATGGCTGCGATTGAACTTCGCGACACCACAATTTATTTTAGAGATGGTACTTCTGGAAATGCAACAGTCAATGAAGGTAATGCAAGTTCCAGCGACACCACAGTTACTATTAACACAGTAAACATTCCTGAAGCATCCACGACTAACTTGGTTCCTGTTGGTGCTCGATTTACTGTCAATACAGCGAATAATGACACTACATACACTGTCACTGCTCGTGATCCAAGTGATGCTGGCCCGACTACGTGTATTACGTTTACACCCGAGTGGGGAACTGAAACTCCTGCCGACGGTGATTTAATTACTTTCAATTCTCAGCAAGTCGAAGTAAAAGTCGGTGAAGGAAATCTGACTTGGACAGAAGCGAAAGAGTACGAATATGTACTTGATCGTGGTAACTTAGACACTGTTCGAGAAGGTGACGAACAGCCCGTAGAGGTTAGTCTTGACTTCATGTTTGAACATGTTCGCTCAGGAAGCGGCGAAGATATTACTGTTACCGATGCTCTTCGGCAAACAGGTAATGCTTCAGAATGGATTACATCTTCATCTGACACCTGTGAACCATATTCAGTTGACCTTGTGGTTTACCGCTGTCAGTCTTGTGGAACAACTCAGGATGACTTGTTCACATTCAGTGACTTCCGTTGGGAATCACTTGAATATAATGTCGGAGATGCAACGATTTCGATTTCAGGTCGGTGCAATGTAAGCACAGTCAATGCTGCACGCGGCGACTATGATGAATGTAGCTAAATAATCTGCGCCCTCTAACGAGGGCGCACTTTTTAAGAAAGGGAACAGAGAATGAGAATCAACGGCGTAGAAGTATCAGGACCAAATGAAGAAATTTTAGTTCTGCCTCGAAAAGATCAAAACATTGTTTTCAGGGCGGTAGCTATTCCATCTTTTGAAGAGTTTGAAGCTCAGGTACCGACTCCAAAGGCTCCTGGTATCAGAACAAAAGATGGTTTTAAGTTAGACGAAAAAGACCCAACATACCGACAACAAAAAGCGGTCTACAGTGAAAAGAAAATAGCCTATATGGTTGTTCGTTCATTGGAGCCTAGCAATATTGAGTGGGAAACCGTCAATATTGATAAGCCGAATACTTGGCTCAATTGGAGTGAAGAATTAAAAAACGCCGGATTCAGTGAAATTGAAATCGGGCGTATTCAAAATTTAGTTCTTCAAGCTAATTCTCTTGATGAATCTAAGATCGAAGCAGCACGAAAAGATTTTTTACTTGGGGAGGAAGCGGCGTTAGAAAACTCCTCTTCCCAAAACACAGAACAGCCGAGTACGCAATCTGGGCAGCCTGTGAACGACTCGGAATAAGACCGCCAAGAGTAAAAGAGTCTTGGGATGATTGCGATGTTCAAACTCAAGCCAAGATTCTAGCATTCAATCAAGTCCGAGACCACGACGAAAATCCTCCTGAAACAGCAAGGAGCTAGAGACTTGAAGTTTAAGACTCGTTTGACTAAGTTCAACTTAGACATGGACAAATACAGAGGTCATGTCGCTGAGAAAATGCGTAACGAGTTACGAAAAGCTGTTCGAGTCTGGCTCAACGCAACAGTTAGAACTGTTGTACCGACTTGGTCAGGAGCCTCTCGTGCTACTTTCGAAGTATTGGCGAAGAAAGCCGGAGCTTCTATCTCTTACGGACCTCAGAAATCTTATAAGGATAGAAAACCTCTCGGTAGAAAAGAAAGCTTTGCTACTTTAAGTGTAGATAGAAAAGCAGGACAATACTTTTTCGAGTGGGGTACGACTTTAAGATACTTTATTTTGAATAACTATACCACGCAAACATATACTCCTGGCGCTAAAGACACTGGTAGTGGTGTTATTCTTTATAAAAAGGGGTTGGACAATCCAGGCCCTTACAACCTCGATCAGAAAGGTGAAAAGGCATTGAAAGATTTTGTGGCCTCGGTTTCTTTGCCTTCGCCTTTTAATTTTATAGGCAAACGGAAGCTCTAGACTATGAGTGAATTAAGACAAAAACTCACTTTTGATGCGTCTCAAGCTCTCAAGACTTTAACAAAAGTATCTCAGAACTTAGACAAAGCTTCTGCGTCATTAACAAAATTTGGTAATGCCGCTCAAAAAGCAAACACTCAAAAAATCTCAGGTAAATTTAATTCACTGAGTCGGGCTGTTTCAAATGTTAAAGCCAAGACAAAAGGTGGTCTAGGACTAAAAGAAGCTTCGGCTGAAATTCAAAATGCACAAGCTGGTTTGACGAAGCTTTCCAACGGCCTAAAAAAGTCAGAGCAAAGAGCAACGGCAGCTAGCCGTGCTTTTAAATCTCTGGGCTCCGTGGCTAAATTTGCTTCTGGAATTCTAATAGGTCAGTTGGCTTTCCGCGCTGTTTCTAGTTTAATTGCTGGCTTTGAAGAAGCAATAGCATCGGCAATCGAGCTGAGTAAAGCTATCGGGGAAATCCAAACTATTGCTGGAGGTGGTATTGGCTCATCTGAAAAAGTAGCTGATGACATTCGGCAAATATCTACGGCTTTAGGAACATCGACTGCTAACATAGCAGAAGGTTATTATCAAACACTTTCTAACCAAGTTGTTGAGGCTGGAGAAGCGTTTGAATTTTTAGCTGAGACCCAAAAGCTGGCAACTGCAACAGTGTCTTCTACATCCGCCGCTGTTCAAGCTGCCTCTTCTATTATGAACTCATACGGTGAAAGGGCCGGATCGGTTTCTGACATAAGCGACAAATTATTTAAATCAGTTGAATTAGGTCGATTACGTCTAGAAGAAATCGGTAACATTATGGGCCGTGTAACACCTCTTGCTTCTAAATTAGGAGTCAGTATAGACGAACTTCTCGCGTCCATTGTTACCATGACTCGCCAAGGTGTAAAAGCAAACACAGCTATTACACAGATGCGGGCGATTCTTCTAAAGTTGATTAAACCGGGAGAAGACTTACAAAGTCTGTTCACTGAATGGGGTGTGGAAGACGCTGAAGAAGCTATTCGAGTCTACGGAGGTTTTGAGGGAGTTCTCCGTAAGATAATGGAACATACCGATGGTGCAAGCAGTAGAACCGGTGAACTATTCGATAGAGTTAGAGCGTTAGCCGGTGTCCTGGCTCTTAATGTTGAAAACGGTGACCGTTATACTGAAACTCTACGAGAAATTGAAGCTGCTTCCGGTGCTGTTGACAAAGCTATTGGCACATTAGATAGAAGCATTGGACGTAAGTATCAAAAGAATGTGCAAGAGTTGAAAAACCGCTGGCAAGAACTCGCTGAAAGCGTTATACCGTTTCTAAACAAAACAGTACGAACCTTGAATGTACTTTTTGGTGCTGGTAGCGATAAAGTAGATGACTATCGAAAAGAGCTTAAAGATTTAAACGACTCGCTCCAAAGAGACGACATAGCAGATGACTATAGAAAAAGTCTTGAACAATTAGATTCTGAATTTGAAAAAAGCTCTAAAGCGCTTGCAAACTATACACTGGAATGGAATAAATTACCAGATGAAATAGAAGCAGCTACGAATAGAATGTCGTCTATTGTAGACGTTCTAGGAACGGATATAACAGAATCTGCTGGTGTTCTCTCCGAAGGGTTGAGCAAAGCTCTATCAGGCGGTTTCAAAGGGCTTGAGAAGAATGCCGAAGAAGACTTGCAATCCATTGACGAGATGTTAAAAGACCACAAAGAAAAACTTGAAGTGGCTTTGGCACCTGAGGATAAAAAACTAACAACAAGATACCGTCAACTTGTCAATAACCTGAATTCAACTTTAAGCCAACTCGGAGAAGAAGCCTACGGAACAAAAGCTTTTGACGAGTTAAGCAGTGAAGCCCAAAGCATTTACAATGAAATGCTCTCACTCGGTAGACAAGCACGCACAGAAGGAGAAGGAATAGTTCTTCCTTCTATTGAAAACTATGCCAATCAGATCAAAGAGGCTATCAATACTAAGAAGGATGCCTACCTACAGTTTCAAGAGGCATTAAAAAGTGATGCAGAAACTAGAGACGTCGCTAAGAGTGCGCTTGAAAAAATAACAGACATTTCAACTCTCCGAAAAGACATAGCCGACTTAGTAACAAAACAAGAGAGTTTAATCGGAGAAGACGCGGAAAAAGCAGAAGAAAGATTAGGTAATTTAAGAGATCGCCTCGAAGAAATCGAACTTACTCCGACTGAAAAAGAAATTATTCTGAATCTTCCTCTTGAGGATATTGATGAATTTCTAAAACAACTAGAGCAAGGTGTTAAAGATTTTACTGCTAGGGTACCTGTTGAATTTACTAATGTTCAGGAAGCTCTTCAAAGAGAATTAGAAGGCAAAGCAGCAAAAGTAGAAGCTGAATTAAGTGAAAGTGAAACTGCAATAGTAGACGAACTACAAAATATTACTAGTGCCTTTACGCCTACCGCTCTTAAAGATGCTAACAGCGAGTTAGAAAAAGAGGCTAAGAACCAACTAAACGTACAGAAAGAAATAAGAGACGCTACTAAAGATGTTAAAACAGCTATTGAACAACAAAAATTAGTAGAGAAACTTCAACCTGAAAAAACAGCCCCAAGTGAAATCTTTTCAGATTCCTACGCGGACCAATATAAAGCTTTGCAAGCAGAGCGCAGCCTCATTGAAATGGATGACGATCCGAGAACAAAAGCACGTCAAAAAGCTTTGGATCAACACTCAGAAGAAATAACTAGAGAAATAAGAACAGCGGATAAGATTAGTGACGCTTATGATGCTCTTAGCACCAAAATTCAAAGCTATGCAGCATATCTAGAAGCGTATGGAAAAGCTCTTCCAAGTGATAAAGTTAAAGAGTTAGCTGACGAAATCAACCAATTTCCCTCTGAAGTTTTAAATGACCCAGCGGCAAAGTTTTTAGCAGAGGGGTTGAAAAACATAGAGCAGGTAAACTCTGGACTTCTGGAGACTAAAAAACTCACAGAATCATTAGAAGGTACAGAGGTTTCTGTCAATGCGCCCACTTATGAGGAAGCACAGGGAATACAAAGAAGACGTGAAGAAACTCGCCCATCTGTTGGTGGCCTTCCTTCTGAGGAAGACATCAAACTATGGGATAGGGTGATGAATTCTAGTGCCTCTGCAACTGAAGAGATGAACCAAAACATATCATCGGTTTCACTTCCAACTCCTCAGGCTCAGTTTCTTGCTACAGCTTTGTTAGGTGCTTCAACTAATGCAAAGAAACTTGAAACAGAACTAGAAGAAACAAGCAACGTAGATGCTAAGAAGCCTGTTGAAGAGTTCACTAGAGCAGTTCAAAATGCGCCAACTTTAGAGGGGTCATTAGGTAATCTATCTAATTTTGATACAACTTCATTAGATGGTTTAACAACTACTCTAAATACGATAGATACGACAACAAGCAATATATCAAAAAACTTTACCGAGTTGAAGAATATTATCACGCCTGTAGGAGAAGCATCAATAAACATTGCTGAGATGGCGACATCTTTGAAAGGACTCCCTTCTACCCTGACTGCAACAACAGACGCATTCACTCAATTAGCTCCTGCTTTTGATGTCTTAAAGAATAAGCTGGAAAATGCTTTTGGTTCTAACATGAGTAAAATAATCGGCAACATCAAATCAATTCAAACTCCTTTGGCTCAAATTCCAGGCTTAATAAGCCAATCTGTTGCAGCCTCAAGCGCTTTGAACCAACAAGCAGGAACAGTAACAACCTCTATAAATAGGTGGCCTTTAACAGTTCAGAAAATAATTCCGCCGATTCAAGCAGCGATAACAGCTATGCAGAGATTGAAAGCTGCTGCTGACGCGGCTTTGCAAGCTGCTTCGGCTGCTACTTCTTCGACCTCTTCTGCCCGTTACGGTAAGTATTTTGCCTCTGGTGGTAGGGGAATGGATACGATTGATGCAAAACTATCAAAAGGTGAGTTCGTTGTAAACGCACAGTCCGCTCGTAAATTTTATTCAGAGCTAGTAGCTCTTAATTCTGGTAAGCAACCAGTACATCGGGAGCAAGGAGGCCCTGTAACAAATGTTGGTGATATTAACGTAAGTGTACAAGGACAAGAAACACCGCGACAAACGATCCGCGAAATCGCGCAAGGACTTCGCAGAGAACTTAAACGTGGAACAATTAAACTTTAAGAAGGAAGTAATTCAATGAAAGAGAATCTAAAACTCAAGGGTACTTTTCAACTAGAACATTTTGATAATGAAGGTAATCATCTTGGCACCTATGATATCAATAACGGTATCGTAGATGTCGGAATGAACTATCTTCTTGATGCTGGCTTCAATGGTGGAACACAAAATTCTACTTGGTATATGGGTCTAATTGATAACTCAGGCTTCAGTTCGTTGAACGCTGGAGATACAATGGGCTCACACTCTGGTTGGAGCGAAGCTGAAGGCTACTCGGAAGCCGGACGCCCTGAATGGGATGCTGGTGCCGCTGGCTCACGTCAAGTTACGAACGGTAGCACAACTAATTTCAGCATCAATACTTCAGCAACCTTATATGGTATTTTCATTACAACAGACAACACAAAAGGCGGCTCTTCTGGAACTCTATGGTCTACTGCCGCTTTCTCAAGTACCGTGTCAACTTCAAATGGCGACACCGTCAAAGTGACTTATACGGTTTCTGGTTAATATTCCTCTGTCCCTGGCTGAGTGTGTAGCGGAGCTACACGCTCAGTCTTTTCTAAAGGTGTGATTATGGCATTACTATGGACTGATGGTTTCGACCTATACGGGACGTATGATACAGTGATAGAAGACGCTTTAGAAGCTCGTGGCTACACATTCGGTAACATATCATTTGATGATGATACTGGTAGGATTTCTGGTAAGTCACTTGAAATGTCCTCTTCTTACACCCCTATTACATCCCCTACTTTAGATACTACTAATGATACTTTTATCTTTGGTTTTGGCTTCAAAACTGATGATGTAACACCAACCAATAATAACAATGGTTCCTTGATTGCTTTCAATAATGGTACAGATTACATTGATTTAGAGATTACAACAGACAGTAAATTAAATATAAATGTAGGCGGAACAAATCTTGCGCAAAGTACCAACACTATTTCAGTAGATACTTGGTACTTTGTGGAGTGGAAATTTACTATTGGGTCGAACGCTGCTTACGAAGTAAAAGTAGATGGAGAAACTTGGATTAGTGGAAATGGAGACACACAAGCTGGCAGTGTCTCATACTACAACCAAATAAAAATCCACAATGTTGACGGATATGATGGTGGTCAGAAGATGTGGTACGATGATTTATTTGTTATGGACGCCACTGGCAGCACTAATAATGATTTTGTTGGTGATTGTAAGATTGTAACTATTCAGCCGGATGGAGACGATTCTTGTAACTTTGCCAACCTTAGTACAGGATCAGATCACTATGCTTTAGTCGATGATGATCCTTTTGATGGTGATTCAACTTATGTTGAAGACGCTACTTCTGGTAATCGCGATCTTTTTACTTATGGAAATACATCAGATGCTAATACTATTTATGGGTTAAGCGTAATCACGGCCGGAAAAAGAACAGATACAGATGCTATCAGTATAAAAACAGTGATTTCATCAAATGGGACGGTGGAGACAGGATCAAATTTCGCATTGGACACCGCATACTCATCTGGCTTAGAAATCTCTGAGGAAGACCCGGATACTTCTAATGCTTGGACTCAATCAGGTGTGAACGCTGCTAAATTTGGTTTTGAAGTAGTCTAATGAGTAGTAACGCTCGCGTTAGTCAACAGTTTATTGAACTCCTTACGCAAGGACCTAGTGATGCTAGAGTTTCTCAGCAATATGTAGAAATTCTAACGGCTAACGCAGGAAGCACCAACTACACTGAGAATGTGTCAAGTAGCCTCGGGCTTACTGATAATGTTTCATTTACTTCAAATTATACTCCTGAAATAACTTCTAATCTCGGTCTCACGGATGAAGCACTTAACCCGGAAGAATTAACTAGAATACTCTCACAAAATGTGAGTCTATCCTCGGAAGCCTCCTGG